AGTCAAATTAACAAATAAATAAATTTTAGAATAAATGGAAAAAATACTAGTAGAAAATCCTGGTCGGTTCGTCATCTTCCCTATTGAACACAATGATATATGGGAATTTTACAAACAACACCAAGCGGCTTTTTGGACAGCAGAAGAGGTGGATTTAACAAACGACATCAGAGATTGGGAAACATTAACAGATAATGAGAAATACTTCGTTAAAAATGTATTATCATTCTTCGCAGCATCAGACGGAATTGTGAATGAAAACTTGGCGGAAAACTTCTACCGAGAAGTACAATATCCTGAGGCGAAGTTCTTTTACGGGTTCCAATTGGCGATGGAAAACATCCACTCACTTATGTATTCATTATTGATCGATACATACATCAACAACCCAAAAGAAAAAGATGAATGTTTCAACGCGATCGATAGATTACCGGCAGTTCAGAAAAAAGCGAAGTGGGCATTAGAATGGATTGAAAAGGCATCATTTGCAGAAAGATTAGTTGCATTTGCCGCTGTTGAAGGTATCTTTTTCTCAGGTTCATTCTGTTCTATTTTCTGGTTGAAATCAAGAGGAATTATGCAAGGTTTATGTAATGCCAACTCACTTATTTTTAAAGATGAGAACTTACATTGTGATTTCGCAATTCACTTATTGAATAATCACTTAGAAAATAAACCTTCTGAAAAACGAATCAAAGAGATTCTATTATCGGCTCTTGAGATTGAGAAAGAGTTCATTACAGAATCACTTCCTGTTTCTTTGATCGGTATGAACTCAAACTTAATGAAACAATATCTTGAGTTTGTTGTTGACGGATTGTTAGTTAAAATGGGTTGTAGTAAAGAATTTAACGTTGAACAACCATTCAAATTTATGGAACAAATTGCGGTTGAAACTAAAGGTAACTTCTTTGAATCAAGAACAATGGAGTATCAGAAGGCAAAACTGAATGAAACAATAACATTTACAGACGACTTTTAAATATTAGATTATGTCATTAAAAATTATTAAACGAGGTGGTGAGGTTGTCTCATTTAATCCACAAAAGATTTACAACAGAGTAAAACGATCTGCGAAAGGTTTGAATGTGAATTCAGACGAGATCTTTATTAAAGTTATCACTTCAGTACCAACTGAGGGTGAGGTAACAACAAAAGAACTTGACAAATTGGTTTACGAGATTGCAGCGTCTTATACTGGTAGTCACCACGACTACTCAAGATTAGCAGCATCGGTTGCAATTTCTTCATATCATAAAGAAACAAATGAAAGTTTTTCACAAACTATGATGCAACTTTATGAGGATGGGATTATCAACGAGAAACTTATTGAGACCATTAAAGAGTATGGTGAAGATACAATTGACGCAGTAATCAATCACGAAAATGATTACAACTTTGATTACTTCGCTTGGAGATCATTACAAGAAATGTATCTATTGAAACGACCAAATGGTAAAGTGATTGAAAGACCACAACATATGTATATGAGAGTTGCATTATGGGTTACCTCAAACATTACAGACGCGTTTGAATACTACAAATCTTTATCTGAACAATTGATCTCAAAGGCAACACCTATTATGATCAATTCAGGTACAAAAGTTCCTCAATTGGCATCTTGTGTACTTCATTATAATGATGCGGACTCAAGAAAAGGTTTGTTAGATACTTTAACCGATATCTCTACATTCTCATCAGACGCCGCAGGTATTGGACTTTCTATGTCTAACATCCGTAGTAAAGAAAGTAGAATTTCTAGTTCAGGTGGATATGCAGGTGGGTTATTGAAATATCTTAAGATTGTAAACGAATCACTTAGATTCTTCAACCAACAAGGACGTAGACCAGGTTCGGCGGCGATTTATCTTGAGCCTTGGCACAAAGATATCTTTGATTTATTAGATATTAAAAAGAATACAGGTGCTGAAGAATTAAGAGCTCGTGATTTATTTACAGCACTTTGGATTCCTGATAATTTTATGAGAGCGGTAAGAGAAAATACTGATTGGTATTTGTTCTGTCCTAATGATATCAAGAAAGCTGGACTAAAACCATTACAAGAATGTTATGGTGATGAATACGAAGAAGTGTATAACCAAGCGGTATCTATGGGTCTTGGTAAGAAAGTTAAAGCTCAAGACATTTGGACCAAAGTTATTGAATCTCAAGTTGAGACTGGTGTCCCTTACTTATGTTCTAAAGACAATGCAAATAGGAAAACTAATCACCAAAACATTGGTGTGATTAAGCAATCAAATCTTTGTAATGAGATTTATCAGTACACTGATGAAGAAACAACAGCGATCTGTACCTTATCATCTATGGTATTAAAAAACTTTATTAAGTCAGGAAAGTTTGATTTTGAACTTCTATTCACTGAAGTTAGAAAAGTTGTGAGATCACTCAACAAAGTTGTTGATATTAACAACTACTCAACTGAAAAAGGTAGAAAAGGTGGATTAGAACAAAGAGCAATTGCAATTGGAACTCAAGGTTTGGCGGACGTATTCTATTTGATGGATTATATCTTTACATCTGAAGAGGCTAAGAAATTAAATAGAGATATCTTTGAAACTATCTATTATGCCGCTATCTACGAAAGTAACCAATTATGTATAAACGGTGATTATAAACCATATTCACATTTTGAAGGGTCACCAATGTCACAAGGAGTATTCCAATTTGATATGTGGAACGTTGATGAAACACAACTTTCAGGAATGTGGGATTGGAATAAGTTAAAAGAGAATGTTAAATCTCACGGTGTTTGTAATTCATTATTTACCGCACAAATGCCAGTGGCATCTTCGGCTAAGATCACAGGATCTTATGAAATGACAGAACCTGCACATTCTGCGATTTTTAACAGAAGAGTTGTTGGTGGTGAAATTATGATTGTCAACAAATATTTAATCAATGATTTTGAAAAGATTGGTATTTGGTCTGAGGACTTAAAAAATGAAATTATTATGAATGAAGGATCGATTCAAAATATTAATTTCAACAACTACTTAGATCCTGAAGATAAAAATTACAATAAGAAAGTTAAACGAATTGAACATTTGATACCTAAATACAAAACAATTTGGGAGATATCACAAAAACAACTTATTGATATGGCGGCGGACAGAGCACCATTCATTGACCAATCACAATCAATGAATATATATATGTCTAATCCAACATTATCAAAGATTACTTCATCACACTTCCACTCTTGGGAAAGAGGTTTGAAAACACTTTGTTACTATGTTAGAACCAAGGCAATTTCAACAGGAGCAAAACATTTGGCGATGGACATTTCAAAAAAACAAAAACCAAAAGTAACGCCTGAACCACCGAAAGTTGAATATAATAATTTAAATCTACCACAGAAACCTGAAAATTCGGATTTCGAATGTTTTGGATGTTCTTCCTAAAAATTAAAAATCACCGAGAAATTGGTGATTTTTTTTTATACGTGATATTTATAAATAAAAATTATTATGAAAAAAGTAGTAAGACTTAATGAAAGAGACTTAGCTAATATCGTAGCTAAAGTGATAAGAGAAGAACAAAAAAGTAAAAAGAACCTTAATGAAGGTGTATTATTAACTTTAGGTGGACTTGCACTTGGAGGCGCTGTTATCAAAAAGGCATACGATTATATAAAAAACAGACAACTTAAAAATAATATGTCTGAGACAGGTAATGTTAAAAAATCCAAAGATGGTAAATTTACCATGAAAGAATATGAAGACAAATCGTCTGGTGAAACGTTTTGGGGTGTTGATGTAACTGACCACACTAGAGGTGAAGGATATGAAGAGAGACGAGTTTTATTATTTAAAAACGATCCTGAAAGAATTGAAAAAATCTTAAATTCCGAAGTTAAACATGATTATTCTGATGAGGCGTATATGACAGACGGATATGAAGACATGTTCGGACAATTCAAATCCGACAAACGAATTGATTTAGATATCGAAGATTAATAAAAAAACCCTCCCCAAAAAGGAGGGTTTTTTATTTGTTCTAATTTTTACTTAAAAAAAACCTAACCTATATTTATATGTGATATGGCAAATGGTATTACATACGGTATTTCTTTCCCTTTTGTGGATTCATTTACAGGTAGATATTTGGATGTGACAAATTCTACTGAAGCTGAAATTAGATCTGATTTAGTTCATTTACTTTTAACCAGAAAAGGGTCAAGATATTTTTTACCTGATTTTGGTACACGACTTTATGAATATATTTTTGAACCTTTAGACGGACCAACGTTCTCAGATATCGAATCTGAAATCAGAGATACAATAGGTAATTACATGCCAAATCTACAAGTGACCAACATTACCGTTGAACCAGCATCTGCAGGGTTAGAGGACAAAGGATATACGGTGAATAGAGATGGTGAAAGAGAATTTAGAGTAACCAATATTGCTCAATTAGAACACACAGCAAGAATTAAAATAGATTATAGAATAACGGATTCGGCTTTTGAATCTAGTGATTTTATTATTATCAATATTTAATAGTATATGGCAGAAAAGAATATATCTTATACGGTCCGAGATTTTCAAGGAGTAAGAACTGAGTTAATTAACTTTACTAGAACGTATTATCCTGATTTAGTACAAAACTTTAATGACGCAGGTATTTTCTCTGTCATGTTAGATTTGAACGCTGCGGTTACCGATAACCTCAACTTCCAAATAGATAGAAGTATTCAAGAAACTGTATTACAGTTTGCGCGACAAAAGAATTCAGTTTATAATATAGCAAGAACTTATGGTTTAAAAGTGCCAGGTCAAAGACCATCTGTTGCTTTGGTTGATTTTTCAATTACCGTACCGGCATTTGGTGATAGAGAGGATTTAAGATACTGTGGAGTATTAAGAAGAGGATCCCAAGTTAATGGTGCAGGACAACCATTTGAAACTGTTTACGATATTGATTTTGCTTCACCAATTAACGCCGAAGGATCACCAAATAGAGTTAAAATACCAAACTTTGACTCAAGTGGTAAACTTATTAATTACACGATTGTTAAACGAGAAGTTGTTGTTAATGGTATTACAAAAGTTTATAAGAGAGTAATAACAGCTAATGATGCTAGACCTTATTTAGAATTATTTTTACCTGAAAAGAATGTTTTGGGTATTACAAGTGTTCTACTTAAATCTGGTACTCAATACTCAACAATACCTCAACCACAAGATTTTATCACTGTAGGACCTGAGAGATGGTTTGAAGTTGATGCATTGGTACAAGATAGAGTTTTCATTGAAGACCCAACTAAAGTATCGGATCAACCCGGTATTAAAGTTGGTAGATACATTACGACATCAAATAAATTCATCAGCGAATATACACCTGAAGGTTTCTGTAAGATGACATTCGGTGGCGGTAACATATCGGCTGAACAACAATTAAGAGAATTCGCTCGTGATGGTAAAGGTTTTGATTTAAGTAGATATACTAATAACTTTGCAATGGGAGCCGCTTTAACACCAAACACAACTCTATTCGTTCAATATAGAATTGGTGGTGGATTATCAAGTAATTTAGGTATTAATACTATTAATCAAATTGGTACTGTATCATTTGCGGTTAATGGTCCATCGGATTCTGTTAACCGAAGTGTTATTAATAGTTTACAATGTAATAACGTAACTGCAGCTATTGGAGGTGCTAATTTACCAACAACCGATGACGTTAGAAACATGGTTTCGTTTAACTTTGCAGCCCAAAACAGAGCGGTTACCGTAAATGATTACAATTCTATCATTAGAACAATGCCTTCTCAATTTGGGGCACCCGCAAAGGTTGCAATTACAGAGGAAAATAATAAGATCAAAATTAAAATGTTGTCTTACGACACAAGTGGTAGTTTAACAAACGTCGTTTCAAATACCTTAAAACAGAATGTCGCTAACTACCTTTCAAATTATCGAATGATAAATGACTACATTTCTATTGAAGCAGCAGAAACTATAGATCTATCTGTTACTGTGGATGTTGTATTAGATAACAGTCAAAATCAAGGTGCGGTTATTGCTAAAGTAATCCAATTAGTTAGTGAGTTCTTTAATCCTTTGGTTAGAGAGTTAGGTCAAAACGTAAATATTTCCGAATTAAGAAGAATACTCCAATCTGAAAACGGTATTGTTAGTGTTTCTGATGTTTTATTCTTCAATCAAGTTGGGGGTCAATATTCTTCGGCTCAAACATCAATGCCATATTCAGATCCAGTAACAAGACAAATACAACCAACCGCAGATACTTTGTTTGCAACACCAACACAAACTTACCAAATTAGATACCCAAATAAGGATATTAATGTAAGGGTATTGAACTTAAAATCGGTAAACTTCTCATAGTAATTTATTTTTCTCAAAATAAGATTATTTTTTCTAAAATAGGAAATAAACTATTTATGAAAAAACGAAATCTTTAATGCCCAAATCATATAGAATAAGAACCGAAGTCGGTGTTGACAAATATATTAATGTCAATTTAGAACAAGATTGGGAATCTTTGGAAGTACTATCTTTAAAGATTCTTGCAAACGATTTATACTCAAGAATGTGTGCTGATTACGGAGTTGTAGTCGGTCGTGTTTTTGTTAATAATGGGTTTGGATTACCAAACGCTAAGGTTTCTGTTTTTATCCCTTTGGATGATGCGGATGAGCTCGACCCTGTAATTTCTGAGTTATATCCATATAGGACTATAACTGACACAAACGAAGAAGGTTATAGGTATAATTTGTTACCTAAACTACCATCATATAAAGGACATCAATCAACAGGTACTTTTCCAAATGTCGCTGATGTTTTAATGGACCAATCTTACATTGAAGTTTACGACAAATACTATAGATTTACTGTAACGACAAATGATAGTGGTGACTTTATGATTTTCGGAGTTCCGATTGGTAATCAAACTATCGTAATGGATGTTGATTTATCCGATATTGGTTGTTTCTCTTTATCACCACAAGATTTAATACAACAAGGATTAGCAACTGAAACTCAAGTTAATGGGTCTACGTTTAAAACCTCAACAAACTTGAGAGAGTTACCTCAAATTAAAAACTTAGTATTTGATGTTGATGTTGCTCCGTTTTGGGGTGATCAGGAATTGTGTCAGGTTGGTATCACAAGAGTTGATTTTGACTTAACTAAACAAGCAAATATTAATATACAACCTACCTCAATATTCATGGGTTCAATTTTATCCACAACGGATGACGACGCTCTGAAAGTTAGTTGTAAACCAAAAAATAATACGGGTAATTTATGTGAGTTAGTTGCTGGACCTGGTGAAATACAAGCAATTCGACAAACAATCAATTCAGACGATCTAGGGTTACCTATATTAGAGGTATATCAGGTTGAACAAGGAGGTAAAGTTATTGATGCCGATGGTACATATGTTCTGAATGTACCTATGAATTTAGATTATGTATTCACAAACGAGTTCGGTGAACAGGTTTTATCAGATGACCCAAGCAAAGGTATACCAACTAAAGGTAAATACAGGTTCAAAATAAAATGGCAGAATGAGGAAGGATTACAAAATAACTTCCAAAGAGCGAATTTCTTAATACCAAATGTTAAAGAATATGGTTGGTCCGCTTCTGACGATGATCCATTTGATCAAGCAACACAATCCTATACCTATCAAATCCAACCAGCATTGATTACAGGTGCCACAGAAATACAATCATTTGGTTTTGATGTGGGGATCTCATTTGAAACATCACTTAACAACTCATCGTATGAAATATATTTGAATGGTGTTCTTTATACAGGATCCCAAAATTCAATACCATTTAATGTTGGTGATACAATTCAAATTGTAGGTACACCCGTAAACCCTAACGTTACACAAGATTTCACATTTAAGGTTTACCCCGAAAATCTATTTAACCTTTTGAAATCATATGCTTTCAGCTTGGATTGGGACGATTATGTTAATCCACAAGAAGCAATAGATTGTGAGGACACATTTTACGAGTTCAAATATAATAAGGTTTATACCACTGCAATGTTCTTAGATAGATACAAGAATGGTCTCGGTAGAGCTAAACATTTAGGTATTAAAGAAATTGACAATAGAACTTGTAAATCAACAGTCAATACTTTTCCTGTTAACGATATAATTAGAAACTTTGACCCAATATTTTTTGTGTTTAACATATTGATTAACGTTTTAACATTCCCACTTTTAGTTCTACTATTTGTTGCCCATTTCATTTCTTTCATGTGGCCAATACTGAAATACGTATTGATTGTTTTGAGTATCTATCTGACTTATGAAGCCGGAGTCGCGTTATTCAACTCAATACAAAATGGTGTTGCGGCAATCAGTGCCGGTGCTGGTATAATTAACGCTGGTTTTCCATCCGTTAACGTTGGATGGTTATTGGAAGGTATTCGGTTGATATTTACGGGTATTTTCTTGATAGCTGTTGCAGCATTTAAATTCGCATTGGCCGCGGCATTTTTCGCATTTGCAACTATTGCTGCAATCAAAATAAAAGGGTTTCCAAGAATATCACTACCGATGATTGCTTACCCTGATTGTACTAGTTGTGATTGTGACTGTAAAAATGCTGAGATGGATGATAATTTCGACATTAATAGTGTTAATGATGAAATTGATGCGGCGGCTCAAGGTGGATCAAGTAGTTTTTACAATTACACTTTAGTACCTGCCTTAAGTATTATAGCACCTGTAAACTCTGCCGGATCATATATCATTGATCACCCTAACTTATCAGGACCACCTGATAGTCCTGACGACAATCCATTTGATTGTAATGATATTACTGGGATGTTTAAAACATTTGCGTCTGAAATTGCGGATGAAAATATTACTTCGGATTTAGCCATACAAGCCTCATTAGATTTAGCTAGAGTAATTTCAGGGTATGACGTAATATCCTCTACTAACCCAAATAGGTTATACGATAATGAACAGTATTTATTACACGCACCACAACCATTTTTATGGGCGACTGATAAACCGTTTGGTGTACCAGGAACTGTACCTGATAGAAGATTCTTTGCTTACCCACTTTCTAAGACATTCCCACAACAATTAAACGATTTTAATACGAGGGATAAATACTTCAATTTTGGAGGTGCGGTCAATCAAATAGAAACTTTAGTTAACCCTGGAACACCATCACAACCATTTACAGATCAAGTAGTTGTTGTACTTATGGGTGGTGGCGCATCAGGACAAATTGGTATTGGTAATGTATGTTCGTTTCAAAACCCAAATTACACTGACGCTCAATCTTTGAATCGTTTAATTAACTTAACAGGGGCAACACTTAATCAGTTTGGTACTAACTCAATAACAGGTACAACACTGACAGGGAACTCATTACCGGCATCAGTACAATATGCGGATCCTACTAATCCACAAAATAATTTAACTGCAAACATCGTACTTAATCTACCACAAGTTAGTCAATTACCTGTCGTTGGTAACCCAAATGTCGAAGAATCTTACTTACAGTTTGCAACCGACATTGAGTATTTCCAACTAATAACAGGTCTTACTGTAAATGAGTTTATAGGTATTGATCAACTAACATCAGGGTATTTTCCTAATCAGTATTTAAGACACGATGTGAGTATACTCACACCTGATTGTCCTCCCTTAAACGCAACTGCATTTAGTAGTTGGACTATAAATGATGTAATAACATTAATGCAGGGTTATGAAGCTTATGAAGTTTGTATATTTGTAAGAGGTGTCGACCCATTCACACCTAAACAAACTATAAAGTATGATTTATCAAAAATATTTGGGTTTTCATCATTTGGAAATGTGACGGTAGAAGGATCATATTATCTAAATAGACCAATACAAGGTTATAGTACATTTGCATCAGGTAATAAACCTGTAAGTCACGTTAGCCCAACAAATAATGTTTCTAATTTGTATTTTCCGTCATTTGCTTTTACGCCTGATACGACAAAATTTACCGCATTCACATCTAATCTACCATATTTCTATTTATGCACTGACGATACTAACGTTTCCAATGTTGATTCTTATACACCAGTACTACCAACTTGGCAGACTACTTCACAAATAACTATAGGTCCGTTAGGAAATGGTAATTTATATCAAGTTGACGCATCATCTAATTATACTATACCAAGACAACAAACCGCACCAACTCAATATGTTGGTGGTGGGGCATTCTTGGGTTGGAATTTAAATTCAGCACCAACAAAAATCATATATACAAATTCAGGAGTGCAAGGATGTGACCAAGATTGTCAAAAAGAACAATATTATAATACTCAAGATGGTTGGTTTAATGATGTAAACGTAGGAGGTAATATATCTG